GACGCTTTCTTGCCTCTGTTATGTGCAATCACGCCAAATAGCCAAGGAGTTTCGCGCTTCTTCCCTTTTAATGGGCTTACATAATTTTCGCCTCTGGACTTCGATTTTGGCGGCTTCGTCCCACCAATACAAAGATTCCAGCCAACATTTTCTTCTGATCTCAGCTTGCTTTCAATGTCGTAGCAGTAACGCTCATCGGCAACGAGAACAATCTCTTTGATCAAATTGTCCCAGCCATATTTTTCAATAGCTCTTGCCATGACTGTATTGTCATGACGCTGATTCTTTTGTGCCCAAAAATGACCATAATTCCAACGCTTGTACGCATTGACAGACACCCCTATGTATCCCTCGGAAAACATGTCCGAATGATGAGGAGCTCTTATCCAATACACAGAGCATTTGGATAGCGTTGTCATTTTGTATATACCGAAATGTTGGGTTGGAAGTAGACAGGCGAACGATCGCGCTCTTCCTGCTCAACCTCACGCAGGAATTGGTCTGCCATCTTCTCCAAGTACCCTACCCTATCCATAGGAACCCCGGGGAGTTCCATGCTCATTCTGTGAGACAACATCATGACTGTCGCCTCATACCATCTCTGAGGAATCTCTAGTTCCCCAGATAAATCACCCACATCCATAATCTGACGCGAATACCAGACAGTCATCTGGATAAACGGGTCACTAGGCACAGGCCACAAATAGATTGAAGCCTGAGGAATCGTGCGATCAAACCAGAACTGATACGGCTGGTTTGCTGTGAAATTCTTGTTTGGCAGGTTCGTGTAGTCATCTCGGTTCAGCCGAGCCATAGGAATCTCACGGCTGTTGTTCCCAAAGTACAACTCACGCAACGCTAAAGTCGTGCCGTTGTAAGCACGAACCCTGTAATACTCAACCGTCTCACCCGGCTCAACGTCCGTCCAAATCCACTGGTTGTCAGTTACGACAACTGTTCCCAAATCTTCAAGAGTGTTCCAAGTAGTTCCGTCCAAGGAGTATTCAAAGATGATGCTCCAAGTAGCTGAACCGCCAGCAGCAACAAAAGGAAGAATGCCGATACTGCCAACATAAACAGGATTATCAGTTCCATAGAACACCGATATGTTGCCGTTAGCGGAAGTCTGCTGGCAGTACGTGTCAATGTCTGAGTCGTAGAAATTTGCTACAACGCCACCGGCAGAGGATGTGTAGTCACCACTTGGACGATCCAGTGTCCTATATAGGACATTGAGTGCATCTACACCCCCAAGAGGCAGTTTGTAGACATACTGGTCGGCTTTTAATCCATAGACCTTTTTGCTGATTGCCCAGTATTGAATACCTCGGTTGATCAGGTGAGACAGAAGAAAGAACAAAGACTCCCGGGCAGACTTTTGCTGCTCAGAAGTCAACTCTTCTGCTAACTTGCCACACCGCCTAGCCCCATGATCAATCATGGTCTGGACATCAATGACAGTCGTCCCAATTGTTCCCGAGTAAGCCATTTATTTACCAATTTTTTGATTTGCCAGATTTTTGCCCAGTTGACACCTTGGACTTAGGCATTTTTACAAAACCGCCCTTTTTTACCTCAAAATTTGTTTTTTGCCTTAGATCAAAATTAGGCATCGTCGAATAGTCTTCTAAATCTTCAACAAATTTAGGTCTTGTCTCCATGTAAACAGGGGCAGGTTTTGGTGCCCTCATTGGATCATTGTCGTAATCTACAACTCCTGCACTAGCAGCAAGATCATCAAGTTCTTTGCCGGGATAGTCGGGGACAACAGACTTTTTAGATTTTTTAGTCTTTTTCATTTAGAACCCCGAACATTTCCACCTGCGCATGGACGCCCGTGCGCGGGAACCCTTCTCACTCTTCTCTGCAATCGGACGCATCCGAGCACAGAACGAATCCTTACGTGGGCCACCTTCCGGCTGAGGAGCCTTCAGGTTGCTACCAGTCTCACGGTTGTACTTAGCTCTACCCTTAGCCGTCAGACCCGCTCCTTGGCTCACAGGGAGCTTTTCTCCCCTGCCTATAGCCAATGATGGGCCACCGTCCTTCAAGCGCTCTGGGAGCTTTTTAGGGGCTTTGGTAGCCGATACAAACTCCTCGCCCACAGACTTGGAAATACCAGTCTTCTTGGCAATCTTGGGGTTGTGGGCTACTGCCTGCATCAACCTAAACTGAGCTTTGGACTTTGCTGGCATTTAGGCCACCTGATTCATGGTTGCAATAACAGAAGGTATTGCGGGATATGCTGGCGAAGCATTAGCAGGCAAAGCCTCAACTGTTACTGTAGTGGACGTAGGAACCCAAACTATTTCAACATACTGATTAGCGCTCATCTGCAAGAAAATGTTCCATGCAGCCACTGCATAGCCATAAATTAAAGCGCTTTTTCTTGCTGGTACAGTAATTTGAGTAGCAGAATCAGGAACATCTGTGCCATTAACGCGGAACCAAATAGTGGCATCTTGTTGAGCAATGTCAGTATTTTTTAGCTGGGCGCTAAATTGCAGGTTGTACACGCCATTAGAAGGCACAGTAATCTGGCTGTTGTTTACCAAAGAAATAGTGTCTTGGATGTCAACAGCATTAAACGTCATGACAGTGCCAGTAGATACATTCCCAGTCTGATCTTGACTGCTGCTAACAGCAATGTAGGAATAGTTGAACGACCTGACATTACCAAGGGTCGATTGAACATTCAGACCATTCTGTACAAGCGGAATAAGCTCAGCACCCGTTAAGGTACTAGCTGCTGGCATCTGCGAAATCTTCTGGTCTGCCATTACGATAACTCCAGAACTATCTTAGACCCGTCCTCTTGCAGCACATATCCCGGATCAGTTTCATCAGCTATGTAGTATTTGGTTACTACAGCAGCACCGCCATACAGGTCTACTACACCAGTGTCGCCTACGTTCTCACCGTAGCCATCAGTTACAGGTACATTCTTGGCACCAACCCCTAAAGCAAAACCATCAGAAGTATTTGCTTGGTTGGCTACGTTTGAGTACCCGACATACGGCATTTAGATTCCTGCCTGCAATACGCTCATCGTTGCAGTTCCATTACCTGACGACACAAGTAACTTAATACCAGTCACAGGAAAGGCATAGTTACCATCCTGCGCGTCAGTCTTGCTGGCAATCGTAGGATGGCTGTACCAAGTCGTGAACCCAACGCCCGGGTCATCAAACGTATGCTGCACTGAATACGTCACGTTGCCAGACACAGTAACGCCAAAGCCCACATTAAAGGGGCTAATGTTTGTGTTCATGACTAACGCAGAGCTTGATCCCGTGCCAGTCTTAGATACGCTTTGTGCTCTCATAATCAGCCCTTAAGCATAAGGATTCACGTAGTGCTTCTGCATCTCAAGAATGACCGTGTACGCATCCCCAGCACCAGTTTCATACGTAGTAAACGTAATGTTCCCAGTCTTGCCAGCACCAGCATTGTTAGTCAGGCCGCCAATGTTGGAATAATCCTGAATGTACTGAGTGTTAGAAGGAATGGTTTCAATCATCAAAGAAGTGTTTGCCTGCCAGTACATGGCAACTGACATGCCAGAAGTTAAAGCAGACACTTTTAACAGAGACACAGAGTTACACGCCCCGCCACCAGATTGTGATGGGGTTAGTGAAGCAGGATTGACTTTGACTACACCCGTCTCACCAGAAGAGTCTGTAGTCGTAAAGTCAAACTTCATGATGGCAACGCGCTCACCATCAAACAAAGTCTGAGATGTTGCTGTTGCAGGCATTCAAGTCTCCAATAAAAGACAGGGGGACTAAGCCCCCTTGTCTTAACAAGCTCAGCCGCCCCGCTTTTTACCCGGAGAGACAGTACGGCTTACTTCACGCTCAGTCGTTGTGACAGCACCCTGACCACGCATACCCTTCTTGAGAGCATCAAAGCCTTCCCGAATCTTACCGGGCAGTTTTCTCATAGTCCCAATAGGGTCAGTTATAAGCCCCATTGCCGCTTCACGATCAGCTTCGTTTTCAGCTTTTTCGTCAGCGTAATATTGCTTATAGCCTTTGCTTTCAGCAGCCGAAGGATGAGATGGATCTCCACCTGCTGCCATTTTTTTGGCAGCCTTTTGGTATTTAGAGTATCTATCTACATCAACCGACTTTGCAGCTTTGAATGCCGGAGCATTCTCAGCCTTATGGATGCTATGTAAACGACCTTCAGCAGGAGTTACTGGGCCACCCGTTTTAAAGGTGCCAGACAACCGGCTGATGCTTACTGGCTGAGAGGGCTTCTTCTGCCCTTGAGGCATTTTGACGGCGCGTCCATCAGCCTGAACTGAACCACCGTCAGCAAACTTTTTTGCGTAGCCACCTTTCTTGTAGCCACCGCCGTTTGCTTTTGCCACACCACCAGTTTTGTAGCCACCACCGTTGCCCATCTTCACGCCGCCAGTCTTGGCAGGTGAATGATCAGGTTTGGCAGTGTGCATCATGGTTTTGCCAGAGGTTGACTTGATGATGCCGCCATCCTTGTAACCGCCCTGACCGTCCACAACACCACCAGTCTTCAAGCCTTTGTGCGCTTTTGACGCAGGCTTGTCAGCATGTTCCTTCAGCTTTTCAGCTACAGAACCGCCGTCCTTCATGGCAGG